ATTTTTCATGTCTTCTATTATCACTTGAAACTGTGTTTCAAGAATCGAATAATGCTCCATCCCTCTGGGTCCCAGTGTCGGCATAACCGTCTTTGGATTCATATCGGCGAACATTATTGCAGTTTCTGCTGTATACGGAGTAGTACCGTAATACTCTCTATCCCTCTTAACCGTTATCAATGACTTAATAGTGGCCCATAATAACTCCTTCTTGTCGAGGGTGTTAAGTATAGACTGCAATTCAGTCTTTAATAATTGAGAATTCAGGATATCGAGCCGAACAGATGGAACTCCTCAATTCGAAATCATAGATTTCGAAGAGAAGAACTCCAATCATGTACGAGGCTTCACCCCACCTGGGGAGATATACGCCAACAGTAGGTTACGCCATTGCCGTCCCTGGATCAGGAACGGCGACTGCAGTGATCCAAGCACACGGTAACCAGCCCCGTAGAGAGCCAGTCACTGTGAGGGAGAAAGGTTGTACTTACGTGCAACCTCGATCCCCGCCGATATCAGCTGAGACCCCACTCACATTTCTGTGAACGGGATCGGAGAGATATCAACTCCCCGCCATATTGTCCGCTTTGCGAACTCTACAGCGTGGCCCTTCGGCGAAATCAGACTTTTGGCCAATCCAATTTCTACACCGATTTCTCGGCATATTGCCAGGTACTCTTGGGCTACAGCCTCATCGGCGATGACGATGTCATCACCTAGCAAGGCGTAAGCATCAAATCAAACGAAGTTTGACGATGCCACTACACCACACCGCTGGGCTGCTCATTGTACTAAGGCATGGTGTGTCAGGGCCAGCATTCCTCAGGATGTCAGGGCTCCCATCGGCTGACCGGCGCTATAGAACAGTTCCGAACGCTTTAACCCATACTGGGCGTTCACAGCTGTGTAGCTCCGCTCGACCAACAGAGCTCTCCATATCTGCGCCGCCTCCTCCCCGATAAAGGGAGAAAGCAGTGCTTCTTGAAGAGTGACTGGCATCCTATCGGTAGCCGCCGATAAATCGAATGAATAGTAGGGACCCTTAGGGTACCGACTAAGCAGACGGTTTAACGGACGGATCTGGTCCCGAGTACCATCTTGAGGTATACATCCAAGTACTTGTAACAGATGGTCCCACAATGGCTTAAAAAGTCATTGAGTGAAGGGATCAACCATCGCAAATACCCGGACTTTTCCCGCAGCCTCTTCCTTGAATCCTAATCTTCCCAGAGTCCCATAGGTTGTATCTCCACTTAATAAACCAGTGGGAAACTGAGAAAATGATTCGATTCGGTTTAAGAGACCCGTATTCCCAGTTAGTTTACACCAAGCTTTTAACTTGGCATAAAGTAAGGGCTCACGGACTCAGACCCAAGCGGATCACAAGATCCCAGCCGGCGAAGTTGAGAGGGGACCGGATATATCCGGACCTCCGCTTCTAGCTGAGGGACTTGATTTTGAGATAAGGAAGGGACGTGCCCGCAGCTCTTTGAGATATTCAAGAGGGGTATCCAACGCCCATGACCACTCAGTTTCCTTCCATCCTTCTAACTTAGGCATTTTCATACCTGTCATTATTGGGACAAAATTCTTCCAAGCAATCAAAGTTGCAGGAGACATCGTTGAGGGATCTGTTATCGAGCTTAGCTTTAACTGTCCTGGTATACTGAGGATTCTATATACCGAAAACAGAGAAAGCCAAAACTTAGCTAAGGAGGTGTTACCTCCCGTGA